GTTTTAGTAATGTTAGAATATTTCTCAAAATATACTATTATTGCCGTGTCCTGGTACATCAAGCAAACTGCTTGGTTGTATCAAGACATTGAAATTAGTGATGATATGTTGGTGATTATCAACCCCATAGTTGGGTCATTAATCGAGACCGTAAACGATCTTGGTTTTGACGAAGACACGAGTACTGTTCTGGTAATTATGGCTATAACTCTGCTTCTTGCAGGGATTCTGGCTGTAATTGTAGACTTCTTTCGTCGTCTTGTTTTGGCTGTGGGTCGTATACTGTTGTTGGTACTTCGAATCATATGGTTCGTTGTATCTACCCCGCTTAACGCTATTTATATAATGCTAAGCCCCGTTTGTCATTTAGTAGTGCAAGTCCCTAAACACTTGTTTTCACAAGTCTTTTATAGGTTGAGAGCACTATTTTATAAGCAGACGATGGGCAGCAAATTTGAATTTGTAGGCTCTCTTATGGGACTACAATATCAAACCGTTATTAAAGCGCCTAGCGAGTTGACAGTATACGAGGTGTTGACTTTCACTGGCAGAGTCTTGGAAAGTAATAACAAGATTTACGATGTAGTTTTAGATGGCCAAGGCCAAATGAAACTTTACCGTAGACCAAAGTCATTGCCTACAAGTAGCCAATTTAAACCAGAGATGGCGGTAGCGACATCCCCTGTCAAGAAGGCTAAGAATTTGAGCTGCCAAGCTCTTCTGGTCGATCAAGGGATGAACATTATTGGGAATTGTTTCCGTAAGGACGATTATATAGTCTTCCCAGCACATTGTTTATCGGGCGCTAGCTACATAGCGTCGTCTTCTGGTCTGCTCACGAACTACGTTGTTGTAGACGAAAACAGAGTCCGCCGTTTTGGAGGATTTGATTTAGTCTGCTTAAAGCTGTCAGATTCGGATTTTGCTAAACTTGGAATTTCCAAGGCATCATCCTTTGGACCAGCTAGAGTCAACCAAATCGTGCAGACAGTCGGTTATAACCCAGATACCAGATGTTTTATCGAAAGCACTGGCAATCTTGGTGAAGAGACGGTGAACGGATGTGTCAAACACTTCTGTTCTACCAGCCCTGGCATGTCTGGTTCATTAATCATGAACGGCCGAATTATTGTTGGTATCCATGTTGGAGCTCTGCCAAATTCCGACTGCAATACTGCACTCCTTTGGTCCGTTGTTAGCTTTCCTTTCTACGTTGCTTTTAAATCTAAGCAATTTAAGTCAGGAAAAGTTAAGTTTGACGCCGCTGAGGTTGAACCTGAATCGCTTTGGGAAGATGATGATCAATATTTTAAAGATATTATTCAGAAATTCGCAAAGGGTCGAAATGTAATCGACAGATTCTTCAATGCTTACGGTGACGACGACGCTATAGATGGTGTTTATACCTCTCAGCAATTTGCAAGAGAGATTGAACAACTGATAGACGACGGTTGGGGTGAGGATTTAGACTTTGAAGACCTACATGAAGTAGTTTCTGGAAACGTTGGCGCGATTAGCAACCCAAGGTTAAGACAGAAAGTCCATGATATGCGTTATCAAGGTGAAAACGCTACACCTAAAGAGGAGGATTTTCGGCACAGCTCGATGCATACCGCAAGGACATCGATCGAGCCATTGCCAAAAGTCGATGTCCAAAACTCATCAATGCGTATGAGACCAGTTTCAAAAGTTACCTTAAAAGAGGCGACTATTCTAGGACCGAACCAGAAATTACTGGAAGTCTCCGACGAGTCCTCAATTGTTCAATCAAGCGAGGTGCTCCGTCGAAAGAAGCGAAGAAGCCGGTTGAGAAAAGACTGAGTTTAGCGAGACGGCATTTCTCTGATGATAAGATTGAGAACATTCTCTCTTATGCTTATCCACCTAGTGGTCGCAGAGAAACGCTTTCCGCTTTGGAGCATCATTGTGGTCGTAGTCGGATAAAGCCGTTAGACGAGCGGTTAGTTCAACAGGCTGTTGAGAAAGCAGCTGCAGCCACGGGCGAGGTATTTATATCTGGCCCGTTGGATGAAGACTTCGTCTATGATAGCCTCCTAATTAAATTAGTTGAAGCTAGTTATAGAGTTAAGAGTGATTCAACTCCAGGTTATCCTCTTAACAAAGACTACTCCACCAATGCAGCTGCTCTTCAAGGCAACTTCAAGGAAATTATAGAGGTAGCGATTGTGCGCCTGTTTATAGATTCCTCTGATGTCCCTGTTGAGTTGATCTCGAATATACCGGGAGGTCTGGTTGAATTAGGCCTAGTTGACCCATCTTACGCTTTCAATAAGAAAGAACCACACGCTAAGAGAAAAGTTGAACTAGGTGCCTTTCGAATAATATCGGGAGTTTCATTACCTGACCAACTGTGCGAAAGCGTCCTATACGCAGAGTCTGCTGATGCTAAGCGCTCAGTGGACCGTATATTCGTGAACGGTAGTGCTGTTGGTATTAGTTTCACTGACGCTGCGATGATGCAGTTTGTTGGAACTGTTTCTTGGTTAAGAAACAAATGGGGATCATTACTTTGTGATGATTTCTCCGGTTTTGACTCACTACATACATTGCAAACACTTTTGGCAACAAATGACATTGACAAAATGACCCATAAATCAAAAGATGGGGAGTTGAACAAATGGAATTTATGCAACCGAAGGTGGTCATATAAGTGCGCCTACGGTTGTTCCGTGATCTATAATCAAATCTATGCCAAGGTTATTCCTGGTATGATTAATAGTGGGTCAAAGAACACTAGTAGGGAAAATACTACGTTGCGTAATTTATACACATATATTATTGCAACGCATAGCGGACAGCCTAATATTTACAACATGGCGAATGGAGACGATGGTTTAACCTTCGGTCTCACAAACCCAGTTAAATATGAGGAGTCTGCTAATACTTTGGGTTTCCGTGTAAGAGACGTTGAGTTTTGTGAATCAGATACGTTCGAGTTCTGTTCACATAGATACTCCTTCTCCACCGGTGTCGCGTCTTTAACGTCGTGGCCCAAAGCTATGTATGGCATTCTTTCTAAGAATATCTCGTTGAGTGATGTCAACCAGACAATTAGAGAGATGAGACACAATAGTGAATATCCAGCCTTGGAAGCTTTTGTTTCCGAGTTGGATCTTCACTGAATACTAGCGGGACGCTGGTGCCGTAAGCACCCCACCGGTTTGTGGTGGTTTATCC